CATTAGCTCAAGAATGTCTTTCGCCGCCTTGGTAAGAACGGGGGCGTTGAATAGCCCCTTGAATTTATCGCTCGGAGTACCGTCTTTCTCGTTGGCCGTCAGTCGCGTGTGTTTCTTAACGCCGTTAACGTCTTCACAAGCCATAACCTCAAAGACGAACTTCGGACTGTCCATGTCATAATTCCAGTTGTACAGACTCACGCCCGCAACGTTCTCAACAGTCTCCCCATCGACCTGCACGGAAAGACTCTGTTCTGTAGTGTCAAACTCAATCTTCAGCTTCGGCATTGTCGTCACCTTCTTTACTTAGGATGTATGCAGAGACTTGAAGTTCTCTGATATCTTCGATGGATAAGTTATTCTTTTTGTGATAATTCTTCTTCAATTGAGCGACCGCTGCAAGTCCGTCTTCGACAGAAGGCAGGGAAGTTATATCGACTGACTGTACATACTCCGCTGTGACACTGTGCATTAGCGGGGTATGCCAGAGGATTGAGAATTTGAGGGCTTCGAGTTCCTCGGTTTGGGCCACACTCAACGACCTGACATTCTTCTTACCCTTTTGGGAGAGATATATCGGGGTAAACTCCTCAGAAATCGTCTTCTGTGCATCCCGTGCCCAAGTCAATCTATTCACAGTATCCGTCGCTTTTGTCCGAGGCACTACTCGACGACGCTTGCGTTGAGTCGAATCCTTTGAGTTTTTCGGTCGGCCCTGTTGAGGTTGACCCTTATTCTTCTGACTTAGTTTCTGCTGCATCGCCTTCTTCTTCACAGGCAACATCGTCTTGTGCTCAGCATCCTTCTGAGTCAACTTTTGCTTGTGTTCGGCTTCTTTAAAGCCTAGGTTTTGTTCATGCAGTTCTTTATCTTGCTGCATCTTCTGTTCGTTCGACTCTTTCTCCATCTCGATACGCTTGTTTTCCAAAGCGTTCTGATGGTCCATCAACGACTTATCACCCTTATCTCGCGGCTTCTTCTTCACACCGGCTTCAGATGGAGCCAATGTACCCTGCTGCAACGCTATAGAAGTGACATCCTGGTCGAACTGAGCGTTGTGGAACGGACCGGCCTTCTGGGGCACTCTACCGCTCTCATTCTTGCGGGCTGTCGCCTCACGCTTCATTCTCATCTGCTCAACCTCTGGAATCATACCGAATCGTTCCTGCATCGTCTCGACGGACACAAGGTCGCGGTCGATAAGCTGAATCCAGACCATCTTCTCGGCAGCTTCGTCGTACAGCGTCATGTTGTCGTAGATGACGCGGGCGGGCTGCTTGTCGCCAAGCCCCTCTTGCAGCATCTTCAACTCATTCTGCCAAAAAGCCGTCAGCAAGCTACGACCATACTGGAGTCTCTCAATCAGCGTTTTGAGAGATATTGCGTTATTGGTGAAGCCAGCACCTTGCGAACCGCCCCCCGTGAGCGACTGAGGAATCCCCAAGCCCGAGTAAATCGCCCTCAAGATGGGTTCGTATTTTGCCTCACCCAAGAACTTGACAACATCGGTATCCGTCTCAACAAGGTCGATGGCGGCATCCCAAATCAGGTCCATACTTCCCCCGCCTACATTCGCCAAAAGCATTTCTTGCAGCTTTTTGAACGCGGCCGGACCGGCTTGAATCTTGTCAGGCAGAGACCCTAACTTCCATAGGCGAATCTTGCTGATAGCACCGTCCAAAGCGGCCTGGTCGGCAAGCTTCATCTTCCCATACAACTTCAGGTCATTGAGGATGCTGGTCGCCAGGGGGTCGGCCCACGTCTGCCAGTCGTCCTTCATGTAGTGGTAAACCGCCAGCTTATCGTTGTCGAGCAAGATAAACTTCTCCCCCTTCTGGATCGGCTCACGGATAAAGGCGGGAAGGTCCGCCACCATTTGCTTCTCAGTAGGAGATTTCGGCGTCTTAATCATCGCCATCAAAAAGCTGGGAACGCGGAGCATGTATACGGGGTGTCCGAGGAAGGTGGCGAGTTCTCCGTGGACAGTTTCGATATTGCCGGGATTCAGGAACGTATACTTGATGGGGATTTCGTTTCTCTTGGGCTTGGGCGACTTCTCATACTCCAAATCGGGGTTGATGTTCGCAAACCCACGTTGCATATCCTTCAGGTCGGATTCCTTAATCTTGGCGATGCCTCGCTTGACGAAAACGTTGCCCGCACTGTATAGGGTACGCAAAAAGTGCTGGCTCACCATGGGGCCGTTCACCTTTGCGAACCAGTGACGATACGCCTTCTGGCGGGACTTGCTGGGGTGGAGAATCTCGATACCCTGACAGCCGAAAGACGCCATCATGTCAACGACGTTTCTCAGGATAGGGTTGTATCGATAGATTTCCATACATTCTAGGACGAGTTCCTTGTGGGTACGGGGGGTTCCCTCTCCCCTCCGGAACATGTTGTAATCGCCGCGACCGAAACCCTCGCGAACGCTGACCCTGCCGTTTCCCGCTACGCCGCTGTAATCGAAGTAGGCTTTAGCGTGGTGGATGGGTTCGGCACTGGCGAGGGCTTGTGCGGCCAGGTCTTGATTGATGCCCTCTTCCCCGTAAGAGAAGTAGGCTTGCTCATCAGTTTTCTTGGCCATTTTTATTCTCTGTAGTGGGTAATCGTAATTAGTTAGATTGTTGGGAGACCTAGGGTTACGTTATCGGCTCCGTTGACAATCCGATTATCATTAATTTACACCATTACGACTCACAGCCACGCCCAAAATTTGTCCGCCCTGTGGATTGACGAACCAGTCCGGCCCGTAATACATCGGTGCATCCTTGTACTCATCATCCTTAATTCTCCCCACAAACCCTCCGTACGGAACCATTTCTGGCTGGTCGGGCTGTCGAGCCAGCTTGCGGGCGGCGGCATTCGCCATGAGCAAAGCCGAATAACGGTCCTTACGCAAACGCCCCTTCTTCGAACCGGGCAGCTTAACTTCCGGCGTGTCGAATTTGTCTCGATTGGTGCCGGGAGTCTGGGTGTGAATAATCGTCGCCAACTCTTCCTTGCATTGCTCGATTTCGTAAGTCGCGTCGTCCAACGTGTCGTAGATACGCTTGTTACGCTGGTCGTCCTCATTCGCCAATTCGAGGATGACGGGGTCATAGGCAGGGAAAAGCAATACCTTGTCTTCGAAGTCCTTTCGCATACCGTGGTTCGCATCTGATACCCACTCAGCCCTGGCAAAGTTGACCATCTCAAGGATGTGCAGACCGGCCATGTCGTCGCTCGGACGTGCCTTGCCGTCAGATAGAGGGTGGTACGAGTTGATTTCCCAGATGGGAACCTCCCCTGCCTCCATCTTATCGGGGTCGTGCAACGCCTCTCGGACAGCAATACCACCGCCCTGAGAGTCGAGGGCGATATGTTCGCACGGGAAGACTTTCATTAAGTCGCGAATCTTGCGAGCACAGAATCCATAGAAGTCTTTATTGAGCGACTGATTTAGTTTGAGACGAGCCTGGAATTCCTGTCTCGTGGTTGTCCATCCGTAAACGATACGCCTGTGCGTTGCGAACACCTCCAAGATGATGATGGAGAAATGGTCGTGCTCGGACGCCGGGTCAATACCATAGATATAGCGGCTGTTGGGATTGCCGCGAATCGTCGCGAGGAAGCGGACCGCCTCACCCGAAACAATGATCGGATGATTAGTGACGCAGCTTTCAACCAACGTGCGGCGGTAGAAGCCGTTGCTGTCGTTGGAGAACACGGCCCCGAACTCGTTAGCGAACGTGCCCGAGTGAACCTGTGCCTGTGACTGAGCAACCTGCTTTTCATCCATATAGCCGAGGGGGAGCATGTCATAGGGAAAACGGATAACAACGTTATCTCGCCAGTCTAGACCCTCTTGAATCTCGCCCCCGAACGCTTCCGCCAATCGTTTAGGGTCGCCCTCAGAATTGATGGTCTTGACGTGTTTCTGCCAGTATTCGCAAAAGTGGTTAAACTGGTAGTAGGCTGTACCGCTGATAATGGTCTGGTTCCCCATCCTCGTCTTGCGGTCGTGCTCGGACATGGTTTCCGACCACATCCCCATTTCCTTCATGGCTACTTTACGATACTCGCGTTCGACCTGGGAGACCGGGTCGAGGTTGACGACACCGAAACCACGGACGACCGTTTCAAACGTCTCTCTCGGAATGGAGGCGAACTCGTCAGCGATGATGTCGTGGGCACGTTCACCTCTAATCTTCTGTCCGTCACCTAACGGGAGGGCGGTGATTGTGGAATCGCCTAATCTCAAAGTCCAACGGTCGGCTTGGTGGCTCGGCCCGCTGTTGGGGTTCTCGGCCACAAGACTTTGCAGGACGGGGGCGTTGTTCCAAATATTCTCAGCATAGTTGAAAACGGTTTTCGCCTGACGGAAACCGCTACCGGTAATGACAACCTTACGTCCTTGAATGAACAAGGCTCTGAGCACCGCGTAAAGCCCCAAGATGAACGATTTGCCCATACCACGCGAACCGATAAGCATCGGGAACGGGTGTCGCCACATCTCTTGGAGGATGACGCACTGGAAAGGCATGAGCCTGATATTGAGTACATACTTGCATGTGAAATAGAAATACTCAGGCTTCCTCATCAATCTCAAGACATATTTCGCGAAGTCGTCCAGGTCATCCCGCGTCAGATTAGCGAACGGGTTGTGGAGTTGAACGTCCGGGTCCAACCCGAGCATCTTGAACCGAGCCAGTCTGTTAACTTTTTCCTCTAGTGTGTCATGATTTTCCATATTGTAAGTACGCTTTCTTTAGTAACGACCCCGCGACTTCCTTGCCGAACTGCCCCGCATAAATCACCTGGATATTGGGATAGGCGATGTGCAGGTCGGTAATCTTCGACAGGAATGCATACTGGCCGATTTTTAATTTCATGCTACTCGGGATTTGGGAATTCTTCTGCCAATGGATGACATCGTAGAAGTCGAATTCGAGCACGATGGCGGCGACAGGGAAGAGACGCATCCTATCCAACTCCCTCTGGAATCTCTTGTAGTCGTCGAAGAAATTCCCGAAGAACTCGGAGGGCGACCCCTTCCGCTCGATACACATGATGTTCTCGTAGCCCTCAATCGTGTAATCCCCGGTCTTGACGCCTTTGGAGATGGTGCCCGCCCAAAAGGACGCTTCGCCCCCGCTGAAGTTCCAACCCTTCCCCTCTTTCTCCCGAGTATCTCTGATAATATACGGTTTAACTGCTGGTGCTTTTCGTGTCGCCATTGGAACCTTTCTTAGCTATCAACCTCAAGAATAGAGGGGCGTAGGCATCTTCATTTCCAGTTACAATACTATGACATTTTTTACATAAGGTGATGCCGTTATTAACGGCAAATCTCAAAGTTGGCTGGTCGGCCCATCTCCTGACATGGTGACAAATAAGCGTACGACTAGCGAGAGGGGGCTTGATACCGCATTTGCGGCACGTATTGCCATCTCTCGCCCGCACAGCCTTTCGCCACTCGATGTACTGGGGGTTATTCCAATTCCGGTCGCCCTTCTTCCATTTCTTCCGGTAGTTCGGGCCGTATCGCTTACTTGGCATCGTGTGCCTCCGTGGTGCCTGGCGGCACCTAATTTAAGGCAGGGGAGTAGTACCGCTTAAACCTATTTCTGAATGCGTCATTGGCCACGGCGGTTCCTCCCCTTGACAGAGAACGATTCCGTGGGGTTTCCTTGGGGGTCAATCTTCCCGCACCATGCGGGGTTGCCGCCATTTGTGCAATTAGGGCACTGGCACGGCATCAGCGACTTCCCCATCTGATAATTGTGCGGGGTCGCCCGCCACGTCCATCTCAGGTCCAGCTTCTTCATCGATTGTTCCATCCTCGTTCATATGAATTGTCTCCGAAGACAACAGGGGCCGGTCTACCGTGCCGTCGATGTACTTGTGGGGCTGGGACATGCGGATGCGTTCTTTCTCGGCCGCTTCCTTGAACATCGCCATCTCTTCCCCTGCCTTCATTCTGTTATCTTCCTCCATCAGCCACTTCAAGAGGCTCACGAAACTCTTGTCGCCGTTCTCGTTGTTCTTGATACGCTGGTCGCGAGTACCCTTGAGTTGCTGAAGCATCTTGTCTTGCTTATCAGAGTACGTCTTATACTTGTCGGCACACGTCTTGGACACGGCCCGAACCGCTTCGAACTGGCTTTCCAGCATGTCGGCCTCGTCGTCGTTGTTCCGGCTGCGTGCCCGGTCAATCTTCACCTGCAACCTGTCCATCGTGTCTAAGGCCCGCTTCTGTTCGGCCAGGGTCCGGTCGATGAGGATGATGAGGGTGATGACCTGGAAAATCTGCAATTCCTCGGTCGGCTTGACGTTGTTGTCGAACTGGGCCATGATTTGCACGTACTGATTCTTGAACTGTTCCAATTCGCCCTTGGTGAACTGTTCCTGCCACTTCTTCCACTCGGGGCGGATTTCCAGTTGGTGGGCGATACCGAGGGGCGATGTCGGTGCCGCCATCGCCCCTTGAAGTTTGTTGATTTCCCTCTGGACGCTTTCGGTGGCTCGATTCATCTTGAGTGAAATCTGGTCGACAGTCAATTTTGCCTTTAGATGACTCTTCAAAGTCTCAATTTCACTCTTGGAGTAGAAGCCCCTCTTAAACTTGGTCGTCGTTATCTTCTTCGCCATCGTTGATAATCTCCATGATGGCGTCCCGCACTTTCTGTTTCCTTGCTTTGGGGATTGACACGCCATTCTTCAGTTTCAGGTAATCGGCCCGCAGGTCGACGTCAAGCCGCTCATCGATGAGAGACATGAGTTCGTTGACCGAGGCGTCTTCTTCCACGGTGCAATCCTCTCGCATGTTCCGCTCATGTTCGTCGGCAATGCTGTAGACGTTGAGGGGCCGCATGAGGTTTTGCTTTTTGATGTTCCGGTTGTTCCACGCCAACCACTTATCGCACGGATTGGTTGGGGGGATGATGGGGTCGCAGCACTGGCAGGGTCGCTCGGTGCGGATGTAATTGTTCCGTCGATAATTGGACAGCCGGTTCCTGATATGAATGTAGAGAAAACCGGCGAGGGGG